GAGGGACGCAAGATCGACCACACCTTCTATCCCGTCATCTACGGTGCGGAGGAATCGGACGATTGGACAGACCCGAAGGTTTGGAAGAAAGCCAATCCGTCCCTCGGCATCACGGTGGGTATCGACAAGGTCAAAGATGCCTGCGAGTCCGCCAAGCAGAACCCAGGCGAAGAGAACTCCTTCCGACAGCTGAGACTTAACCAGTGGGTGAAACAGGCGGTGCGCTGGATGCCGATGGACAAGTGGGACAAATGTGAGTTCGCCGTCAGCGAGGACGATCTGGAAGGCCGTGTCTGTTACGGCGGTCTGGACTTGTCCTCCACAACGGATATTACAGCATTCGTTCTGGTGTTTCCACCGGAAGACGAGGACGACAAGTACATCATCCTGCCGTACTTCTGGATACCGGAGGACAACCTCGACCTTCGAATCCGGCGTGACCATGTGCCTTACGATGTGTGGGAGCGGCAGGGCTTTTTGCAGACCACCGAGGGCAATGTCGTTCACTACGGCTACATCGAGAAGTTCATCGAAAGCCTGGGTGAGCGTTTCAATATCCGTGAAATCGCCTTTGACCGTTGGGGAGCTGTGCAGATGGTGCAGAACCTTGAGGGCATGGGCTTCACGGTCGTTCCTTTCGGACAGGGCTTTAAGGATATGTCTCCGCCCACCAAGGAGCTGATGAAACTGGTGCTGGAGCAGCGCATCGCCCACGGAGGGCATCCTGTCCTCCGCTGGATGATGGACAACATCTTTATCCGCACAGACCCGGCAGGCAACATCAAGCCGGACAAGGAAAAATCCACAGAGAAAATCGACGGCGCCGTGGCAACGATCATGGCGCTGGATAGAGCCATCCGCTGCGGTAACGACACCGCCGAGTCTGTCTATGATAACCGAGGACTGCTATTTATTTAGGCGGAGATTAACAAGGCTTGCTGCACTAAGGGAATAACAGCACATATTGCCTGTACGAGACTTGCCCCCGTTGCAATCCTGCGTTCAATCTTTTCAAAAGCCTTTTTCCGTTCGTTTGCAGACAGGGTGCTCATAAATTCATAGCCAACCGTTGTAATTTCAAAAAAGCATGGGCCAGATTGCGTAGTGTTTTGCTTAATGAGTCCTGCGCCAATAAATGACTCTATCTGAGATGTAAAAACTACTTCTTTTATGTAAGGGTACATTCCTGGAAAAACGGAATTTTGGTTTTGTGCAGCCTCGAGTAATTCCTCCCAGAACTTAGGAATTCTCTTGATTCGGCTATCCGCCGAATATGGAACAGGGGTATCCTCTGGGATGTCATAAACACCTGTTTTTTCGTCTTTAGTGGTTGCCCCCAAATACCCCTTCTCATACCACGACTTAATTTTTCTACTACTGATGGTGTGCTTATCAGCAAATTCCTTTGCAGTTAATCCCATTGTCTATCGCCCCTTTCTTTATGAATTTATTATATCACGCTTAGTGTCCCAAAAACAGGACAGAAGGAGGATTTATGTCATTATTTTCAGGGCTGTTCAAATCCAGGGACAAGCCTCAAAACCGCACGACGGGCAGCAACTACGCCTTTTTCTTCGGCGGCACAACCTCCGGCAAAGCGGTGACGGAACGCTCCGCCATGCAGATGACCGCCGTGTATTCCTGCGTCCGCATCCTGTCGGAGGCAGTGGCGGGACTGCCGCTGCACCTATATAAATATACAGACAGCGGCGGCAAAGCAATGGCGCTCGACCATCCGCTCTATCGCTTGCTCCACGATGAGCCAAACCCAGAGATGAGTTCTTTCGTGTTCCGAGAAACCCTCATGACGCACCTGCTCCTCTGGGGCAATGCTTACGCGCAGATCATCCGCAACGGCAAAAATGAGATCGTTGCCCTGTATCCTCTGATGCCAAACAAGATGTCGGTGGACAGAGACGAAAACGGTCGGCTTTACTACACCTATTACCGTGGCTTGGACGAAGCCATCAAGGATAAGGAGCTCGCTGTAACTCTTCAGCCCTCGGATGTGCTGCATATTCCCGGCTTGGGCTTTGACGGCTTGGTAGGCTACAGCCCTATCGCCATGGCCAAGAACGCCATCGGCATGGCAATCGCCTGTGAGGAGTACGGTGCGAAGTTCTTCGCCAACGGTGCCGCTCCGGGCGGCGTGTTGGAACACCCCGGCACGATCAAAGACCCGCAGCGTGTGCGAGAGAGCTGGCAGTCCACCTTCGGCGGCAGCGGCAACGCCAATAAGATCGCCGTACTGGAAGAAGGCATGAAGTACACGCCCATCGGTATCTCGCCGGAGCAGGCGCAGTTCCTGGAAACACGCAAATTCCAAATCAATGAAATCGCTCGAATTTTCCGAGTTCCGCCCCACATGGTCGGCGACCTGGAAAAGTCGAGCTTTTCTAATATTGAGCAGCAGTCCTTGGAGTTCGTGAAGTACACCCTTGACCCCTGGGTCATCCGCTGGGAGCAGTCCATTCAGCGGTCACTCCTGTCCAAGGACGAAAAAGCCGTGTATTTCGTGAAGTTCAATCTGGAAGGCTTGCTTCGCGGCGATTACCAGAGCCGCATGAACGGGTACGCCATCGGCCGCCAGAACGGCTGGATGTCCGCAAACGACATCCGGGAACTGGAAAACCTCGACCGCATTCCAGCCGAGGAAGGCGGCGACTTGTACCTCATTAACGGCAATATGCTCCCGCTGAAGAATGCGGGTGCTTTTGCAGATACACCTACCGATGACGGAAAGGAGGAAAAAACCGATGAAGAAATTCTGGAATTGGAAGACCCGAACGGTGACCAATCAGGAGACACAGGAGCAGGTTCAGGAGAGGACGCTGTTTCTGAACGGGACCATCGCCGAGGAAAGTTGGTTTGACGATGACGTCACGCCGCAGCTTTTCAAGGACGAATTGATGGCGGGCTCCGGCGACATCACTGTCTGGATTAACAGCCCCGGCGGTGACTGCGTGGCAGCAGCCCAAATCTACAATATGCTGATGGATTACAAGGGCAACGTGACTGTGAAAATCGACGGCATTGCCGCATCCGCTGCGTCCGTCATTGCTATGGCAGGTACGAAGGTACTGGTGTCCCCAGTGTCCATGCTCATGATCCACAACCCCATGACTGCGGCATTCGGCAATTCGGAGGAAATGCAGAAAGCTATCGAGATGCTCTCAAGCGTTAAGGATTCTATTATAAACGCCTATGAGATTAAGACGGGGCTTTCCCGTGCGAAGCTCAGCCACCTCATGGATGCGGAAACCTGGATGGACGCAAACAAGGCTGTGGAACTTGGCTTTGCGGATGAAATTATGCAGAGAAGCACGGAAACCGAGAATACTGCTGCACCCACCGTTTCCATGCTGTATTCCAAGGCAAATGTGGTGAATTCTCTCATGGAGAAGATTGCCGCAAAGTGCGCCATTCAACCCAAAGCCGAAACAAAACACAGAGCCGATGACCTTATGGAGCGGCTCAATCTCATTAAAAACTGGAGGTAATTTATATGACGATCAATGAACTGCGCGAAAAGCGCAACCAGGCTTGGAACGCTGCAAAGGCATTTGTGGAGACCAAGCGTGACAAGGACGGTCTGCTTTCCGATGAGGATTCTGCGACCTATGCCCAGATGGAAAAGAAGGTTCAGGACTACGGCACTGAAATCGAGCGCATGGAGGCTATGGCAGCGATGGAGGCTCAGCTTTCCAAGCCCACTTCTGCGCCCATCACCGAAAAGCCCCTGAACGGAAAGCCCACCGAGGATAAGCAGCCTAAGAGCTTCCGTTCCACCGATGCCTACCGCAGCGGTATGCTCAACGCTCTGCGTACCAACTTCCGTCAGATCAGTAATGTGCTGCAGGAGGGCATCGATGCCAATGGCGGCTATCTGGTGCCGGATGAGTATGACAGCCGTCTCATTCAGGTGCTCAACGAGGAAAACGTTATGCGTTCTCTCGGCACTGCTATCACCACCAGCGGTGAGCACAAAATCAACATCGCAGCCACCAAGCCTGCGGCTGCGTGGATTGAGGAGGGCGGCGCACTGACTTTCGGTGACGCTACCTTCGACCAGATCATCCTGGATGCCCACAAGCTCCATGTTGCTGTAAAGGTGACCGAGGAGCTGCTCTACGATAACGCATTCAATCTGGAAAACTACATTCTGGAGCAGTTCGGCAAGGCTCTGGCCAATGCCGAGGAGGATGCGTTCATCAACGGCACCGGCACCGGTCAGCCCCTGGGTATTCTCGCCGAAACCGGCGGCGCACAGGTCGGGGTGACAACGAAAACTTCTGGCAAAGTGACAGCCGACGAGGTAATCGATCTGGTGTACTCCCTTAAGCGTCCCTACCGTAAGAACGCCGTGTTCCTTGCCAACGATGTCTGCGTCGCAGAGCTCCGCAAGCTGAAGGACAGCACGGGTCAGTATCTGTGGCAGCCCTCTCTGCAGGCGGGCGAGCCTGACCGTGTATTGGGTTACAAGGTCTACACCTCTGCATATTTCCCTGTCCCTGCTCCCGGCAAGGCCGCAGTCGCATTCGGTGACTTCAGTTACTACAACATCGGTGACCGTGGCTCTCGTTCTATTGCGGAACTGAAAGAGCTGTTTGCTGGAAATGGCATGGTCGGCTTTGTCGCAAAGGAGCGTGTGGACGGGAAGCTGGTGTTGCCCGAAGCAGTCAAGCTGCTCAAAATGGCATCTGCCTGATGAAAGGAGGCGGCGGTGATGGACGAGCTTCTTTCCAAAGTGAAAGCCAACCTTATCCTGGAACACACGGCGGATGATGCCTTGCTGAAAAGCTACATCACCGCCGCTGTTTCTTACGCCGAAAGCTACCAGCACATCCCGGAGGGCTATTACACGGAGAACCCCATGCCACCGACCACAGAGCAAGCCGTCATTATGCTGTCGTCCCACTTCTATGAAAGCCGGGACGGCAGCACGGGCGGCTTCTTTGCGGATAACACCGGAGCGGCACAGCAAGTGTGGAACACGGTCAATCTGCTGCTCCGCTTGGATAGGCGGTGGCAGGTATGAGTTTCGGAAAGATGAACGGCTTCGCCGACATCGTGGAAACCCACCAAGTCAAGGACAGCGAGGGCTTCACCCATTCCGAGGATGAAGTCCTCGCTTCCGTCCGTGTGTACCGGGAAGGTCGGCATGGCTCTCAGCGCTGGGCGAACCTTGCCGCATTCAGCGAAGCGACCGACCTCTTCCGCTTTCGGTGTATTCCAGGGCTGACGGTCGCTACCGACCATTTTCTCATCTGTGACGGAGAGCGATTTAATATCATCTCTGTTGAAAATGTGAAAGGTCGTGGGATGTACATCGAGGTTTTAGCGAAAAGGAGTGAACCTACCATTGGCAAAAGCTGAAATGAAAATGCCGGAGGATTTCCTTCTGAAAATTTCCAAGCTCGGCAGCAACTTTGACAGTGTGGCGGATACCGTCCTGCAGGCCGGTGGCGAGGTGGTGCTGAAAAAAGTCAAGAGCAATCTCTCCTCCGTTATTGGCAGAGGGACAAAGTTCAAATCCCGCACCACGGGCGAACTGGAAGGCGCACTCGGCCTTTCTCCCTCCAAGCTGAACCGGGACGGAAACCACGACATCAAGGTCGGTTTTGCCGAACCTCGCTCGGACGGCGGCAGCAACGCCAAACTGGCCAACATCATCGAATACGGCAAGCACGGTCAGCCTGCAAAGCCGTTTCTGAAGCCTGCGAAAACCGCATCCCGACAGAAATGCATCGATGCCATGACCAAGGCACTGGATGAGGAGGTGGAAAAGCTGTGAGCCTGCTATCCGATTTACAAACCATCGCCGAGCATTGCGGTGTTCCAGTGGAAACGGGTGTGTTCTCCGGCAAAGCGCCGGACACCTATCTGGTCATCACTCCGCTGTCGGACAGCTTTGAGTTCCACGCCGACAACACCCCCGGCTGCGAAACGCAGGAGGCACGGCTGTCCCTCTTCACAAAGGGCAGTTACACCAAACTGAAAAATGACCTTGTCCGTGCCTTGCTGGGTGCGGATTTTTATATTACCGACTGCCGGTACATCGGCTTTGAGGCCGAAACCGGCTACCATCACTACGCCATTGATGTGGCGCAAATCTACGAACTGGAGGAATAAGTTATGGCGACTATCGGTCTTGACAGACTGTATTACGCAAAAATCACCGAGAACGACGCCGGTGAGGAGACCTACGGTACGCCGTCCCAGCTTGCCAAAGCCATCTCCGCTGACCTTTCGGTGGAACTGGCAGAGGCAACTCTATACGCCGACGACGGTGCTTCGGAGATTGTGAAGGAATTCAAATCCGGCACGCTCTCCCTCGGCATTGACGATATCGGCTCTACGGCGGCATCCGACCTCACGGGTGCAACCATCGACAAAAACAAGGTGCTGATTTCCGCATCCGAGGACGGCGGCGACCCTGTGGCGGTGGGATTCCGTGCCAAGAAGTCCAACGGCAAGTACAAGTATTACTGGCTGTACCGCGTGAAATTCGGTATTCCGGCGACGAACCTTGCCACCAAGGGCGACAGCATTACCTTCTCCACGCCGACCATTGAGGG